AACGCATGCCTTAAATGAAATACCACAATAAGCCCTGTGAAATAAATGGCCAGAAGTACAGAAGCCAGCGAGAGGCTTATAGGCATCAGAAATTGATGCTCCTTGAGAAGGAGGGGCTAATTTCAAACTTAGAGCGCGAGGTTAAATATGTACTTGCGCCTAGTGTGGTCATAGGAAAGAGAAAGAAGCCTGAGTTTCGATACTTTGCTGACTTCGTATATACAGAAACAAAGTCTGGCGTGAAAATTGTAGAAGACTGCAAGGGTGTTAGAACGCCTGTCTATGTGATCAAGCGGCACTTAATGAAGTCAGTCCATGGAATTGACATACTGGAGACATGATGGGCCTAGATGTAATATTAGAAGAAATGAAGATGAGTGAAGTTTACTCCGCGAGTATTACTCACAATTTGAATACAATGGCCGAGGCAGCCGGTATATATATGCATCTGTGGCGACCAGATCAGATTGGGATTACAAAAGCCGGCGAGCTTGTAGCTCCTTTGAAAGAGGGGCTTGCTTTGCTGCTAAAGCATCCTAATAAATTTAGGGAGTTTGAGCCGGAAAATGGGTGGGGGTCGTATAAAACACTTGTCGAATTCGTGGAGAACTACCTGCACGAATGCATGGAGCACCAGGACGCAATCGTTAAAGTGTGCAGATAGGGGGATCAATGCTCTACAAATGCGAGAGTGATCCTGACAACGCATCTGTTGATGATTGGATTGAGATGTGTACTAGAGAGTCCGCAGTTCTAGATAGGCTTGCAGAGGCGCGATTTTTGAATGCAGAGCAAGTCGAAAGGTGTATTCTCGCAGGAAATAGGATGCAGCTCGCAATGGACTGGGCAAGCGCATACGTTGCAACAACAGCATTGCTAAAACGGCACAGAGAGCTATAATAAAACAATGATTAATTACATTAAACTCAAAATGCAAGCTATTGCTGATCTGCTGACCAAGAAGAAAGAGCTAGACCAACAAATCGAAGAAACTAGTCGCGAATGGAAAAAGGCGCGGATTGCTGAAGTAAAGCACCTGATGGATCAGCACGGAATAACCATCAAGGAAATTACTCCAGCAAAGGCAAAACGCAAGAAGCCTGCCATCAAATACACTGATGGGAAAAACACATGGACAGGCAGAGGGAAAGAGCCCCTTTGGATCAAGGGGCGGGATCGAGACCAATTCAAGGCGAATTAGTCTCTGCTAGACATTCCTCGGCCATTTGAGAAACCCGCTCATCATCCGACATGATCATGATGTTCACGAGACACAAGCGGGCTTTCTCAAGATGTTTAGAGCAAACCATTGCTTCGCAGACTAATGTCTCAAGTACATCGAGAGAATGATTTGTTTGTTTGTCGATGACATCATAGAGATGATGTAGGCGATCAGATTTCATGCTAGCCCTTTGCTCTTTAGATATGCATCCCACAGAGGCCCGATGTGGCCATCCCATCCTGTCTCACGGCAATGAAGAGCAAAAGCCCGACGCTCTTTTGACAGCCGCATAAGCTGAGCATATTGGACTTTGCAATAGTAAGACTGTTGCGGTGTGAGGGATTTGTAGGTGTAGTCCATGATTTACTCCAAGTGATCGGAAAGTTTCTTCAGGAAAAGTGCCCAGAATGCCGGATGCATTTGCCTATCCCCAGCTTCCCATTGCTGCCAAGTGCGCAAAGCACAATGGATCAATTCAGCCGCGGCAGTTTGGCTTAGATGCATACGTTCACGCAGGGCGCGAATCTCAGCAGGGCTTACCCTCTCCATGCCAAGATGATGCCGATGAAGGCAAACAGTGAAAGAGTGACAATCAACTCAAAAGCGCGTTTCATAAAAGTGTCTCCAGAGGATGAGCGAACTGTACGCGCTCAATGAGCGCATTGCAAGAGGCATTCGTAGAGAGTCGTTAAAAACACACGATATTTGACGATTGATTAATATATGGTATGATTGATAAATGAGCGCAAAAAATGCGAACCTCAATACGTCCGGTCATCAGGTAGGCGTGACCGGCGCATAGCTCACGCATCGGCTGGCAGGCTATCGATACCCTGTCGGCCGTTGCTCTTTCTGGGGCAAGAAATGGACGACGAAGAATTTGACTCACTATTACTGCTGACAATGCTAAGATCAAAAGGCAGAGACAGGAAAAAGCCGGTAAAAACAATGGATGAGCTGGTGAACCCGCCATCGAAGAGATCAAAGCGTATCCCGAAAAGGAGAAAAAGTGACAAATAGAATCGTAATTACTCTGGTTGCAATCATGCTTTCCGCATGCGCTCAGCTAGGTATTGGACAAGCTGATACGTTTGCAAAGAAACAACTCGGCGCATATACGACTGTCAAGACAATCGCCCAATCAACATTGGCCCTAGAAAAATCAGGGGTGCTGTCAAAGGATGAAGCGGCAAACATCAAGAATCAAAACAGAGCTGCGCTTACAGCGATTGACATGGCAGGTCAAATCGCAGAGACGAACATAAAAGATGCAAACACAAGGCTGACATCGGCGATCACCATCCTGACCGCACTACAAGCATTCCTCGCAACAAAAGGAGCGCCCCAATGAACAGCGCAGCAACAGTGCTCGAAATCACATTGATCATGCTCAACAACGCCGCAGAGTTGGGCGCACTCTATGCAAAATTGACCCAAGAGAAACGTGACCCAACTCCTGAAGAAATGGCAAGAGTGCGTCAAGCAGCAATCGATGCGAATAATCTATTGCCCGGTGAATAACTGTTAAAAAGAGAAATTATGGGAGCACCAAAGGGAACAATGCCACCAAATGCCGGCAAGGGCAGGCCAAAGGGAGCTGTAGGCAAGACAACCGCGTCGGCTAAGGAGGCCATACAGCTAGCAGCCGAAGGGCTTGGAGGGGCCGAGAGGCTCATTGCCTGGGCAAAGCAAGACCCGCTAAATGAGCGAGTGTTTTGGGGCAGCATCTATACTAAACTATTACCGCTTCAGGTGTCGGGTGAGGGCGGCGGGCCATTGACTGTGGAGATTGTCCGATTTGGCACGAATCCGCCTGCCGAATAACTGGAGCCCGCGCCCTTATCAACTGCCGGCATGGGCATACCTAGAGAGCGGAGGTAAGCACGCCGAATTGATATGGCACAGGCGTAGCGGCAAAGATGAGGTTGCCCTACATCGCACGGCCTGTGCTGCGTTTGAGCGAGTGGCCGGATACTGGCATATGCTGCCGGAATATTCGCAGGCCAGAAAGGCCATTTGGGACGCAGTTAACCCACATACTGGTAAGCGTCGGATTGACGAGGCATTCCCGCCCGAGATACGCAAGACAACGCGCGGGCAGGAAATGCAGATTGAGCTGCTCAATGGCTCAACGTGGCAAGTGGTAGGCTCAGACCGATTCGACAGCCTAGTTGGGTCGGCCCCGGCTGGCATCGTATATTCTGAGTGGGCTCTCGCTAACCCAAACGCTCGTGCATATCTGCGTCCTATCATCGCGGAGAATAATGGGTGGCAGATATTCATCACCACACCACGGGGACGCAATCACGCTCTAACGACACTTAACGCTGCAAAGAAAGACCCTAGGGCATTTGCTCAGGTGCTCGATGCTACGGAGAGCGGGATATTCAGCGGGCCCCAGCTAGAGGCAGAATTAGCCACCTATATCGCTGAGTTTGGCGAAGATTATGGGCGCAGCAAGTTCGAGCAAGAATATCTCTGCTCATTCGATGCGGCCAACTTAGGCGCTATTCTGGCCAGGCAGATAGGGATCGCCGAGAAAGCCGGCCGAATCCGTGATGATGTGGACTTCGACCCGCTGGGGGCTCCTATACAAATCACGGCCGATATTGGGCGCCGTGATACATCTGCATGGTGGTTTTGGCAGCCCTGCATCGGCGGATACAGAATCATTGACCATGACAGCGGATGGGGAATTGATGCCGAGGAGTGGTGCGACAGGCTGGCTAAGAAGATCAGTCAATATAACTACGCCGCGAACAAAACAGCATTGGGCACAATATGGCTGCCTCATGACGCTCGGGCCAAGACATTTGCGGCAAAAAGGTCTGCTGTAGAGACTTTTGCCAGCTTTTTTGGCACAGAAAAGGTCAAAATCACCCCAAATTCCAAAATTGGTGATAGAGTCAATGCGGCGCGCGTCCTGATTCCTCGGGTCGAGTTCAATTCTACGAAATGCGAAAAGGGTTTGGATGCCCTTAGATCGTGGCAATATGAATACAATGAGGAACAGAAAACATTCTCAAGCGACCCGCTACATGATTGGGCAAGCCATGACGGGGATGCATTTTCCTACGGCTGCCTTATCATGCAACTTACCGCACCGCCTGACAAAACAGAAGCGCCAATGCGCGGTATTATTGTTGGTAAGCCATCGGTAACATTAGAAGAGCTATGGAAAACAGCGCCAACAAGGTCGAACAGAATATAGAGCCACAAAAGTGGATCAATATCATTGCCGCATATGAGCGTGAGTTTGCACCTTGGGAGAAGCGCGTTCAAAGTATCCTCGAGCGATATACAGACAAAAAGGTATTGCAACGCAAGCGCGCACGTTTCAATATCCTGTGGTCTAATGTCCAGACTCTAATCCCGGCTGTTTTCTCCCGACTCCCTAAGCCTGATGTGTCACGTAGATTTCGGGACAATGACCCGGTTGGGCGTGTCGCGGCGCTAATTCTCGAGCGAGCTCTAGAGTACGAAATTGAGCATTATGGAGACTATGCCGCTGCTCTTAAGGGGTGCGTATTAGATAGATTCCTCGGCGGGCGAGGCACAAGCTGGGTGCGCTATGAGCCGCATACACGCGGAGTCGAGCCTGATGATGGCTATGAGATCACCGAAGACATTGACGAGCCCGCAGAGGTGCTCGAGTACGAATGTGCTCCAGTAGACTATGTCCACTGGCGTGACTTTGGGCATCAAATCGCGCGCACATGGGAAGAAGTCCCTGCTATTTGGCGGCGTGTTTATATGTCGCGTCCGGCGTTGGTCGAACGGTTCGGCGAAGAACTTGGCAATCAAATCCCGCTAGACACGCGCCCGGAAGAACTCAAGAAGGCCAGCCTTGGCGCGAGTAACAGCGAGTCAGCCCAGGCCTGCATCTATGAGATTTGGGACAAACAAAGCGGGATGGCGATTTGGCTCTCCAAGAGCATGTCAAAGGTGCTCGACAGCCGCGAAGACCCATTGGGCCTCGATGAATTCTGGCCGTGTCCGAAACCATTATTTGCGACCATTACATCAGATAGCCTTATTCCAACGCCTGATTTTGCGTTGTATCAAGATCAGGCCGAGCAACTAGACATTCTTTGTGACCGGATCGATGGTTTGGTCAAGGCCCTCAAAGTGACGGGTGTTTATGACGCAGCGGAGGAAAGCCTGCGCCGACTGTTCACGGAGGCAGATAACAATGACCTTATCCCCGTTAAAAACTGGTCTGGATTCGCAGAAAAGAATGGGCTAAAGGGTGCGATTGATATTGTTGATTTAACGCCAATTGTCAATGCGTTAAAGGTCGCATATGAATCTATTGATGTTATCAAGAACCAAGTGTTCGAGATAAGCGGCATTGCGGACATTCTAAGAGGCGCTACTGATCCCAATGAAACGCTTGGCGCGCAGAGGATAAAGGGACAGTTTGGCACATTACGCCTGCGCGACATGCAAAAACAAGTTGCCGAGTTTGCTACGTCGTTGCTTCAGATCAAGGCGCAGATCATATGCAAGCTATTTTCTCCTGAGAGCATTATGCAGAGCGGAGCGGTAGATCAGCTCAGTGAGGCTGACAAACAATTCATCCCGCAGGCGATTCAGCTTCTTAAATCTGGAGAAACTAGCTCATTCCGTATCGAAGTTCAGTCCGATAGTCTTGTCCAAATGGATGAGAATGCGGAGAAACAGGACCGAGTAGAGTTTCTCGGGGCTGTCTCTGGATATATGGGCCAATTGCTCTCTAATGCTGAATCAATCCCCCCCGAAATGGTGCCAATGTTGGCCCAAATTCTGAAGTTTGGGGTGACGGGGTTTAAGGTTGGTAAGGCTATTGAGGGCGACATTGATCAAGCAATTGACGCTATGAAGCAAAGCGCTGCACAGCCGAGGCAGCCTAAGCCAGACCCCGAAATGGCAAAAGTGCAGGCTCAATTGCAGGGCAAGCAGCAAGAGATTCAGTTTAATTTGCAGGCAAAGCAGCAAGAGCTAGCAATGCAGGCTCAGTTTAACGAGCAGCAGGCGCAACGTGACATGCAGTTAGAGCAATGGAAACAGCGTATGCAGGCTGAAGAAGTCGCCCATCAGAATCAGCTTGAGGCTCAGAGGGCGGCACTTCAGGCTCAACACGACCAACAACTAGAGCAAATGCGGGCCATTTTGGATGAGAGAATGTCTCAGATGCAGCAAGCAACAGATGTTCTTATCGCTCGCCTCAATAATGAGACAAAAGTCGAGGTTGCGGAAATAACTGCACAAACTACAATCAACAGCGCGCAAATATCTGCGGCTAATCACGCGTCAGAATCATGATTCCACGACCGGCAATTGATCCCGCCACCGGGTATGTTCGGCTCGTGGTCGCATCGCTCGCAGTGCTACCACTTACGGCATGCAATGGTGTATTACTCGACTCTAATGGTGCCATTGTTATCCCGGGGTAGATTATGTCAATTACACAAAACGGCCTAGCTTTCGATAGTAATGGTTATTTACTTGTAAGCGGGGTCGCTGGTGGGGCGGCTGTATCTGCTGGCACTAATGTGGTCAGTAGTGGGACCGCTGTATTCTCAAACTCGAACGGCATTTCGTTCGGGATGAATACGAACGGTGTCGTTACTGCAAGTGTCGCTGGCACGGTGGCCGGTGGCGGTCAGATGAATATATCTGCCGGCACGACGAGCAATAATATTTCTTCGCTTGCATTTGTGAATGGCGGAGGGGTCAGTTTTGGCCTCAACAGCAATAGCATTACGGCCACGGTTGCATCGCAGACAAACCAGAGCGTAGGCGCCTACGCTGTCAGCAATACGACGCAGGGCACATCTGGCACGCTGGATGCTCGCAGCCTTAGCTTTAATGGCGCGGGCGGCGTTTCAGTTGGTTACTCAAACGGGTCAATTGTCATTTCAGGGGCAACGGGCGGGGCTGGCGGTGCCGGCGTATCTGCCGGTACTCAGTCTGTCAGTACCGGGACTGTTGTCTACTCGAATTCCAATAACATTACTTTTGGAATGTCTGGATCAAGCCGTGTTACGGCGAGCTATGCGTTCAACGTATCGGCCGGGACCACGAGCAATAACCTCAACTCGCTGTCATTCTCAAACGGCTCTGGCGTTAGCTTCGGCCTTAATGCAGGCACAGTCACGGCGAGCGTTGCGGCCCAAACGAATCAAACTGTCGGCGCGTATGCTGTAAGCAATACCACTCAAAACAGCAGCACCACGCTTGATGCGCGTTCTCTGAGTTTCCAGGGTGCTGGGGCAGTATCTGTAGGCTATAGCAACGGATCGGTAGTTATTTCCGCCGCGGCCGGGGCCCAGTCCGTCCAGACGATTGGGCTTTATGGGTCCAGCCAAACAACTGGGCAGAGTTCCAGCTCGACGGTAGATGCTCGGTCGTTGACGATGGTCGGGGCCGGGATGATATCGGTTGGGATGTCGGGTGGGAGTTTCGTTGTCTCGTCCCCAGCAACAACTGATTTGCCGCAAATCTCTATCGGTCAATCTACTGGGGGGAATACGTCGGGCAATACCGGCATGGTCACGGGCCAAATGGTGCTCGCCGGTGGGAACAACATTACATTGAGCGGCTCTACAAACGCTGGCTCAATGACGATTTCGGTTATCGGTGGTGCTGGTGCGGGCGGTGGAGCGGCGATTTCTGCTGGTACTCAGTCGGTAAGCACCGGAACGGTTGCCTTCTCGAATTCAAACAACGTGACCTTCGGCATGTCCGGGTCGAATGTCGTGACGGCATCTGTTTCTCAATCGCTCGGCTTCTATGCGATTGGCAACACCACACAAAACAGCTCCACGACTCTTGCCGCAGGAACCCTGTCATATAACGCGCTTGGCGCTATGACTATGGGTTACAGCAACGGCTCAATACAAGTGAGTGCGCCCGCCACATCTAGCCTTAGCGCGACTGGCATTGTCTCGCTCAGCGTTAATGGCAGCACTATCAGTATTGGTGCATCACAGTCGGCGCAAACAGTTGGGGCTTATGCGGTAAGCAACACCACGCAAAGCAGTTCAGGCACTCTAGACGCACGGTCATTGAGTTTCCAGGGGGCAGGGGGCGTATCTGTCGGATATAGCAACGGGTCCGTTGTTATCTCTGGAGGCGCGGTAGGCGGTGGTGGTGCAGCAATCTCTGCTGGAACGCAATCTGTTAGCACTGGCACTGTCGTTTATTCAAATTCGAACAACATCACGTTCGGGATGTCTGGTTCGAGTCGCGTCACTGCGAGCTATGCCTTCAATATCTCTGCGGGGACCACGAGTAATAACCTTAACTCGATTTCGTTCTCTAACGGAAGTAATGTAAGTTTCGGCCTTAACGCCGGGACATTGACCGCCAGCGTAGCGACGAGCCTGACTGCCGTTAATATTTCAGCAGGGACGACAAGTAATAATGTATCCCAATTGTCATTCTCGAATGGTTCAGGAGTCTCATTCGGGATTAACAGTAATACGATTACCGCAAGTGTCGCGGCTCAGACAAATCAAAGCGTTGGGCTCTATGCGCTTGGCAATACCACACAAAATAGCTCGACAACATTAGACGCCCGCACCCTGAGTTATAACGCTCTCGGCGCGATGACGATGGGCTATTCAAATGGCTCAATCCAGGTCAGCGCTCCGGCGACATCGAGCCTTAGTGCGACGGGCATGGTATCTATCAGTGCCAACGGAAGCACAATTAGTATTGGCGTTCCTGGGGGTACGGCGTCCCGTTACGATCACCTCAAGTTCCAGGCGGAATCTATAAGCTCCAGCGGTCAAACGAATGGTTCTTATAGCGTGCAATATGTCCAGGTGCCTACGCTTGTAAGTTTCTCACGCATGGATTTGCCGGTTATTCTGTCTTTGTCCAGCTCTGGAGCGACGAATACGGCTGCTATTGCTGTGTCCGCGATGGCAGTTATATACACCAAGAACGGATCAACGCTTAATCCTTTGGTTGGAGCATCGAATTCTCAGACATTCTCGTGGGCATCTAATACGGCAAGTTTCAGCAACTTAACCGGCCCACGGATGTTCTCGTTCGGGCTCGGCACGTATCTAACACCGGGAGATTATTGGGTTGGTGTACATCTGAGCACTACGTCAGGAATTTCTACTGGTGCCAACACAACGGCGCTGAACGGCACGTTCTCGCAATTGATCGCGAGTTGCTACACGGCTTCTAACTTTGCTGATTTCAACTCGGCCACAGCATCAACGACAAATAATGTTCTGATGGGGATGTTAAGCTCAGTTCCCACGGCTACAAATCAAACGCTGCAACTGTCGCAATTGTCGATGAGTGGAGCTAATCTTGCCCGCGCAAATATTCCTTTGGTCTTTAGGAACTATTGATGACCATCTATATGTTGGCGGGGAAGATTGTGTTCAAAGG